ACTTCAGCAGCTTGAGGTGCATCAGCGAATTCAACCAGCTCTTTCTGATCGATTTCAGTCGGGGTGTTTTCGGTGTCAGCCGACTGAACTGTGAATTTTTCTAGTTTTTCTGAGAGTTCTTTTTGTGAAATATGCAAAAGCGCCACATCCATTTCAATTTTGGACAGGCGCCTATTAAAGTTCCGCATTCGTGCGGCACTCAATTCGGGAGTTTTATTAAAATTATTGCCGGGTCATTTTACAACTGCTGGATTAACCCAACCTCAGCAGAGGTATTTACACTTTTTAGTGACCAGCAGGCACTTCTCCTAAATAGGAGCTTCGGGGAACGCCCGGGCGAGTAAACACATACATCCACGCTATTTATACAATCGTGCAAATATATAATATGTAAAAATCAGTAAATATGTATATGTGTTAACTTTTGGCTACGACCTGTCAACTAAGGCCGGGTAGTTTAAGGACTTGCTCGGTCCATGCACGTCCTCTAGAGGACGTGCTCGCTGTTCTTCCAGAAACAGTCTTTCAACTGCTCCCAGGTTGGGAATGTGGTGGGCTCCACGTAGGCGTCCAATTCACACTCCAGTACAATCTCCATCAGCATGTCTCTCTTCAGTAGAAAAGTCTCTTTGCCGTGGAAGAAGTATTCTCTGCAAGCTGACGACATCACATCGATTGCCTGCTTCTCAGGGGGGACTGTTTGCGAGGCCACTACACGCGTTAGTGACTTTGCAATACTAGCCTCTTCAAGAGGAGCGAGAAAAGCCCCTACATCTTCGTCCCAACGCCACTCTCGCTTGAGAAAGGACACTTGTGAGATGTGCAGATAAGGTACCGACTCGGCTTCCTTGTCCGCCATGGTGTATTTGATCCCCACATTGGCCAGCGCTGCTTGGATAGCAGTGTGGTTGAAAAAGGGGGCCTTGGGACTCACACCCATGACATTGTCGTCACCATACGTCATGAGAGCGACGTTGGCTTGAAAGTCCTTGCAGTGTCCCTGTGGGTTGAGGACTGCGTAACAGTACCTCATGTAGAGGGAATTTGCCAGACTGTTGACGATGACCGTCAATGGATGGCCTGATGGGTTGCTGCCGAAGAACTCTACGACATCGCCGTTGAAGTCAACCAACGGAAAAGCCGTGTCCTCAGCAATACCCTGAACCACTCTCAGATCTTCCTCACTGTAACCTGCTTGCTTGCAGATTAAGCCCATGATTTCAAAGGCTGCTAGAATGATGCAGGGTGGCATAGTCTTGTCGAAAGCAGCATAATCACCCGCAACCATTGTGTCCTCTCCAAACTTGGTGAGGTGGTTGCGAATTTGCTGCCATTCGAGAGACTGGGCATTGGTTCCTGGGGCTGCCTCAAAGACAAACCTGTTGCGCTGCAACACTCTCACAAATGAGAGCAAGTACTTGCGCACCACAAATGACCAATCAAAGGGGGCTCCCGTGAAAACACGGGTCTTCTTAGCGGCAATTTTGGAAAATTTTGTCGCTTCGTCCTTGAGGTGGCCAGTGAAAACAGGCATGTAGCGACGGCCGGATTTGTATCCAGCTATCACGTCCTGTACTCTGTCCATAATCTCAGGGGTGGCCTCCACGGGCTCAGTGAGAGCTCCAATAGGCGCAATGTCCACCAAGAAAGCCTTCTTGGAGGTGCGCCAGGGGAAACCAGCACTGGTGTTCCTGTTCATCTTGTCCACGTAGGCGACGCCAGCCGCTCCATTCAGAGTAGTGACATCATCGTAGACCATGATTTCGGCAAGGTCTTCCTCGTTCAAGTTGGCCAGAATGTCGTTGGTGTACGACTTGACACAGTGGTCGAGGATTTGGCCATCGATTTGAGTGACTGGGTTGACCATGTCTTGGGCGGCAACACGCCATGGTTGCCATCCAGACATCACGGGTTTGCCGTGAGCGACTGAGTATCCCCTCTTTACAACTGCTTCAGCAATGTAAGTGGGGACAACATTCGACTTGGGTCTTGCCCGGAACCCTTGAAGGGAACCATACACGTGTGCTGCACCACTCTCGATGTACCGGAACACAGACTTGCTGTGTAGGTCACCAATAGTGTGCTTTACCGTGTTTGAATTGAGCCTGGGTGTACTCGACTCGATGATGGGCTTCACAAAGAAGCCTTGTGCATCAGCGAAGTCCTTCTGAACCAGGGGCGTCATGCCAGCCATGCAGCTAGCGGTGTCGCCCACAAAGTGCAGACCCAGTAGCACTGGTCCACGACCAGTTTCGGCAACTAGGATTGATCCACAGTCACCATTTTGGGTGGGTTCCTTCACACTGCCTAACCATCCCTTGCCCTCAAATTCCACTCCATCGGAGTGGATACTGAAGTCATAGGGTCGGATTGCAGCCACTTGCTTAATGAACTTGTCACCTGAGCTAGTGGTGCCCACATAGGTACCCTTGACCATACCTCCCAGAAAAGACTGGGGTAGTAGGCCACTGATGTTCTTGCGGGGTGGCGTGTTCAGAATCTGAAAGAATGCCAAGTCCCTGTTAGGGATTCGGTAGATCTCTTCCTGACTCAAGTTGAAACCGATGTTGGCATTGATGCCATCTGTCACTCGCCGTGAGACGCAGTTGACACGCAATTTGCCCTGTGTGGGCAGACCGTGGTTGTTGCACACGTACAAGTGGCCACCCAAGCATGTAGCTCGGATAACCTTTGGCTGTGTGCGTCCTTCACAAGTGCTGGACAAGTGAACTGTGTTTTTCTGCACTAGTTCACACATCTCATTGTGTGGGATGGTGGAACGACTCGTTGTTTCCGACGACACATCAAATGTGGTCAGTTCGAAGTCGTCCTTGTACCACACATTCTCACGCTCATCACCCTTAGGTGTAGGCGTGGTGCCAATGTCAAATGACATATACTGGCCTTGTGCGTCGAACTCGTGCTCCTCCTTCTTGGTTGGGGACAGAGTCTTAAGCAGGAAGCCCATACTCTTATACCCAATCATCACATTGGTGATGATCATGACAATGCCAAGTGCCGTGCGGTAGTTGGACATCGTGCGGTTGACACGGTTTCCCATGTCGTAGAAGTAGGGACGCAGTTCTTTCATGCGGTCCTCAGGTGCGACAACACGCCGCTCCAGCCAACGCTGAAACCATGCAGTCTGGAGTCCGAACTGCATCGCCCACATGAAGGGCTCCGAGTTAAGGAACCACAACAGATAGACGACAAGTTGGAACTTCACCATCTCCCACCAGGTAGGTGGGGAAGCAGCTGCGGTGACGCCGTTGTCACCCATGATAGTTGCTTGGACGGTGAGCCCACACTTGCACTTCTCAGCATTGTAGTAGCAAGTTTGGCACACAACAATGGATTCCATGTTGGAGCCGCTCTCGCGTACCAGATTCTGGACACGCTCGTGTTCCTTGGCCGCTTGCGCAAACCATGCTAGGAAATCATTCACATCAGTGAACTCGTGGATCTTTTCCTTCCGAGCACGCTGACGTTCCCGCTCCTTGCCCTCTGGCAGGATACGGTAGATCGTGTAGTTCCAGTAGTCGCAATATTCGCCTGCGACTGTCGCTGTCTTGGTGTTGTCCAACATGCAACCATCCTTCGTGTACTCAGGTTTGGTCGTCACGTCAATGACAAAAGGGAGCCGACGTCGTACTGCCAGAGGAGTCTGGAAGTAGAAGTAGGCGTTCAGGTCCTCACAGTTGGTCGTGGCCAACACGAGCTTGGCCCGCATTGGTGTGCGACCCTTGTCTGCAAGGTCCGCTTGTGCCGGGATGAACGGCACGTTGTTGACGACTTGTAGCATCTCCATGACCGAGTTGTCTCCATCTGAAGCCTTGTTCGGGTGCATGTACGCAATGTCGTCAAGCTGTACACACCACTGGGACGAGTTGAAACCCGACCAGAATTCATCGTTGGCATTACGTGTGTACTTGTACTCACTTCCGGTCTGAAGTCCGAAGACTTTGCCGTAGTGAGAGAAAAGCATGGAAGTCAGAGTTGACTTGCCGATGCTGGATCCACCGTAGAGGAGCACAGAGAAGGGAGCATCACGCTCCTTCTGTGCTTCACGCTTGGTGATCTCATTGTCGAGCAACATGTTCAGGTCGCTCAGGATACCACCCACACACTTCTTGTCGTAGTTGCTAAGACGAGCAGCGTGCTTGTAGATGGACATTCCTTTCTCGATGTGGTCTTTGAGGTCGGCGAGGTACTTGTGACGGTCCACGCCGTGGGCTTCTGGGAAGCTCAGTTGGGCAGCCACGCGCTTGAGGCGCAGTGCCTCATCAAACCATTTCTGGTATTCGCTACCACAGTGGTACATTGGCTCCAGAGAGCCAGTGACCATGCACTGGTAGCCGCGTTGGCACAGGAACAACACAGTGTCCAACAATGTGTAAACAAAGTCGGGCCCCATGTGGTACTGGCGCTTGATAGCTTCCGCCTCCAACTTGGAGTAGTTGAAGGTGTCAAAGGAGACGCCGAGCTTCTCAAAAAGAGAGAGGCTCATAGCGTACATGCTGAACTTGTACAGCTTCGCGAACACAGGCGAGTTCTTCACTCGCTCGTAGTACGTGAGGTAGTCTCGCAAGTCCGAAAAGGTGTCCTCCACACTCTGAACCTGGAAAGATTCAAAGAGGGAGAGAAATTTCTCGGTCAGGCAAGACAATACCTTGCTGCTGAACAGGGGACCATCCATGCGCAGCTTCACAAAAGTGATGAGCGCAATGGAGTAGTCGTACTTCGACTTCGACTTCACAATGCCATTGATTAGCAACATGATGTCTTCAAAGAGCTTAGCACAGTAAGTGCTCAGCTCTCCAGCCGGGAACAGGTTCCTCATTTTGAGTAGACCATAGTCGATGGTGGCCTGGATCTCCGATGATTGAACAACGAAGGATTCCAAGACCTGCTTCTCACAGTCTGAGACGTGAGAGTAAGTGGGCAGGAGAATCTCCTGGTGTGCACCTCCCATGAGTAGGTGCATGTTGATGTCGAGTTGGGCTCCGTTGGGCACGTTGTACGCACTCAATTCAATCCGATCGTTTCGGATGAGGTAGCCGCGGTGGCACAGCGAGAAAGATGGGAGTTTCTCTCGCTTGAAGAGGCGCCCGAAGCGCCCCTTGGTGGCATTGGTTGCCTTCACATAGTCCTTCTGCTTCTGTTGAATGAAGCTGTAGACTTCTGATGCGTATTGAACATTGTTGATGCGGTACGCTTTGTTACCAAAGTTGATGAAGACGTGGTACGCCTCCTTCTCGAATGGCTTGCGAATCTG